CCACACACTATTTCCTTTTAAAACTAAACCCAAATTAAAACCTGGACCTGTACTTTGCCACAGATGACCAGCACTTGAACTTGTGTTCGTATATGTTGGGGGACGCTATGCTACTCAAGAGAGTGTTGTAGTTGTTGATCACTTCTTCGTTGGACATGGAATACTTGTGACCCACTGCAACAACCATTTGGTTGAAGTCGTACCAAGCAGTGGGCTTTATTGGTAAGTCGTTGTCAGTTACGAATTGGGCCACATCTGTTGTGAGTCCTAGTGACATCAAGTAACTCAAGCTTCTGGTTATCATGTTGATATGATTGGGATCAGACTCTCCATTTGTGACTTCAAATCTGTGCCTCATTCTAACTACGTCTGGCCCTATCTCCGCCCTCCCATGACCAACTGGGTAAATGATCATACCACAATAACTCGCATAATTGTTCCTCAGTTCGTTCTTAGAAGACATGTTGAAACTGGTAGCTATGAATTGTTTCAGACCACTTGTCTCAGGTCTATCGGAGAACATACCGCAACTGTCATCCCCGAGCATCACCAACATCCTCAAACTATGCCGGTTCAATTTGTAAAATCTCGCATGGACCTGTAGGTTGGTTATAAAATTACCCAGAGCTGTAGTAGCTTGGCCCGTCAGTCTCATACTTTCGCCTGTACCTCTATAGAGGTTGGACTTGAATCTCCAAGTTTGATGCATGGAGGCCCAACTCAACAAGGCTGCTGGGTGCACTCCCAGTAACCTGTACATCTCCATTTCTACCTCGATGATGTGTTTGTCCGTTTGTCTATCCTGTTTGGCCAGATCGTTCTCAAAAAACCAACGCACTTCTGTCTTGGATCGGATCACTGCGTTTATTTGGGATGGGGTGAGTCCATCTGTGTAGAGCACATTGTCTCTCAAGATGGATTTCAGTCTATCCTTGGCTTGTTTAAAGATGTTGGAGTACAATGCACACACTGCCTTTCTCTGCCAGACTATAATTCTGGCTTGTTGCTGCCTCCAATTACCGATAGGTTCGTCCTTCAGAAGAGACTCCATTTTCAAATGGATGTTGACGTCACTCAGGGGTCTATTCAAAATTTCCTCTGACAGCAGTTTTATCGTGTTCTTGAGTACTAAGGGTGCTGATTTGCTTTGCTTTATCCAGGATTTGACGTCTACAGCTGTAAATGTCAAAGGTGACCTTTGAAACTCCTTGAACGCTGAGTCCACTGTGGGTAGTAGGTATGCTTCCTTTATGTCATTTATGACTTCAGTGACTGTGGGGGTGGCAGATACTGTTCTTATGTCGAGAACTGATTTTAGCCTGCCAACTATGCTTCTCCCTTCCTCAAAAGTCACCGTTGTAAACACAGGTCTAGATCTCTCAGGGTATTTGGTCATGCAATACTTTATCACTTCTTTAACTTGCTCTGGATGTTCTTTACACCTTATGTAGCTGTGGTTGAAAGGTGCATATATGGCAAGCCAGTCAGTTAGATCCTTGTCCTCCCACATATCTATCGTTTCTGCTGCCACCCATTCTGGTACTACCTCCAATGTACTTCCTGTCACCGTGGGGTGCTTTATGTCTGTGGTGCAGGAAAATAGCTTGTTTAGATGCCCTTCCAAGTCCCGTAAGTATGGGGTATCTGAGGTCAGGGTTTCACCTGTCAAATTGCAGTGTTCCAATGCGGTTACATCCCTAAGTTTTTCCAAATCTTGTTCACTAAGATCCCCCGCACTAACAGTGGTGGCGTCTATAACTTTTAAACCCCACTTGTTGCTTGGTACGACATCACTGCCTAGATCTAAGTTATAGTTCTGTGGTTCTAGAGTCTCCAGTTGATCGTACTCCGGACCTTTGTGCAGTACTGGCTGGCTCATCTGAAGAGCCCCACCCACCATGGGGATCCCACATCTGCAAGGTAATAGAATGTGTTCGAACACGGTTGCCATGCCTTCTCCTTGCTTCATTATTTTCATGGTAGGGCTGAATTCTATGTGTTTTTCTCCTATCACTGCTTTGAGTGGTCCTGGCAGCCATTCTAATTTTGAGGTGTCCCCACCGCACTTCTGGGCTAACCATTGTAAATCTCCAGGGGAGGCATGCTCTATGAACCAAGCACTCGGGGATTTAGAACCGATCTCTTTAGTTTTCAAAACCAACCGGTTATCCACCACAGTGGTTACTGCCTGGTAGTGCCCCAGTTGAGAGTACGGAGCGTTATCCACGACCACGAAGTTTTTGCCGTGTAGTGACACCTTCCCAGGGTTTTGGACCTTAGCCATCTCGTAGATCCAATATGTACAACGGTCTTCCGAGCAGGGGTAAACAGTCACTGGCCTCATTATGTAACCATGTGTGTTGATGTGGTTGGGCCGCACCTGCAACAGTTCGGTGACCCAGTTTTTGGTAACTGGTTTGCCAACCCACTTCACTCTAGACATGTTGCATTTGATGCTCTCCATCACCCATGGGTCTTCCGACCCAGGAATGAGTTCAGCCACTACCAAGTTAGCATGGGTCTGTACACTTGCCAGGGTGGGGTAAGAACTTTCCTGGTCAATTAACGTTTTCAGTCTGCAACTTGTGGACTCGTTCACAGAGTATGTCGGTAAGCTAGTATCCCACTCAGTTTTTGCTTCTTTCGTCGAGGTTCCCAATGATAACCGCCTGGGGTTGATAGGTGACTTGTTAGGTGCATTAGTGACAGATTTGGTGGGGAGAGAGGGGGGTGATTTACGCTCTCTACTGACTACATCCTGGGGATCTTGTTTCTCAGTGGGGTCAGTTGGGTTGTTGACGAGCACTACATCGTAACTACCCAGGTACACCCCTACCCCATACTTGGTTTTCACAGCCAGATAGTACAAATTAGAGTCAGAACTCTTCCACCAAGAGTCGATAGGTTCTATGTCTTCATCAATTGCCCAAATGGGGGCTAAGTTGTTCAGTAGACCATGGTCCAGCCAAATGTCTACTGCTGAGCTGTGCATCATTCTCAGCATTTTTTCCGACTGTAGGCCCAAATCTGGCTCATCCTCGTACCCCTTCTTGTTTTCTAGGTCATCCAGTCCCATCACCATAGCTGCCACCTGGTCGTTGAGAGGGTTAACGTAGTAACAGGTAGTGCCTTCCCTTTCAGTCCTGCTGTCGTACAAGCAATTCATAGCAAAGAACCACTTGGCCAAATTAGTGGTGGTAAATTCAATGGATCTCATCAAGCAACCATTATGGTAACACACTCGATCTTGGGGTTCGTTGAATGTGTCATGCATGTCTTGCAAAGCTTCCTGAGTGACTGGTTCCCCCAACCACCGCAACTCTGTAGCTGACTCTAGGAATTTTTTCTCGTTGCCCCAGTGATGCTCTCTGTTATCGTACTCTCTAATCAGCAAGCAGTTAATACTGTTAGCCGTGGCAGCCAATGCATTTGTGTGGCCTAATGCTCTGTGAACGTTGCAATAAGATCTAGTCTTCTCATTCAAGCAGACCAAATCTGGGGATGTCTTACTTAACAATTTCCGCACGCTCTTCTTTAATCTGATGCTAGTGTGCATCTTCTCCAAGATGAGTGATCTGGAATTAACGTGAGCTTCAGTCAGCAGATGAGTGCAACCTTCTGACTGGATCACTAGCGCTAGGCTGTTCTCCTCGCCCAAGACTTTAATGATTTCCAAATTGATTAGCGATCTCTGTTCTGGTAGAACCAAACTCTTAGGTCCTTGGTGACATTCCACCACCAACCAACTTTCCCTTGTTCTTTTGTGGAGGTGGGATAGATTAACCCCTACTACTCTTGCCTTCAAATCATTGTAAGTCCTCTTATTTATTAATTGACTCCAAATTTGGTAGTTGGACAACTGGTGCAAGAGAGTGTCCATGTTGTCACTAAAATTACCCTCCAACTCGTAATCTACAAACTGACTCATGTTTGGCAAGTCCCTCGTGATCTGTGATTCTTGGAGTTCCAAACCCATGTACTTGACGGAAGGAACAGTCGCATGATCCATAAATTGTCCTTCTTGTACCTCTAGAATGACTGTGGGCCAGGTGTGGCAACCCTTGTATGCTACAACGTGTCTTTGTGGGTTAGTCAACAGTAATAAGTTATGGCTCATAGACAACAAACCCTCTATTAATTGTTTTCTAGTTACGCTTTCTCCTGATAAACATGCACCTTGATTGGACGGTCTCAACTCTACTTGTTGCATCAATGATGGCCAACTGTGCGTCAAGCACCTGCTGACACAAAATCCATTAACGTTTGGGTTGTACAGGGTCCCCATATGCTGCAATTTCACAAAGCTAACCCCTATTGGTACTTCTGCTAAAGGGTTGTCTGTGGCAGTTTTTGTTTTTCTCTTCGGGAATTTCAGCTCTCTAGTGACCACTTCCGTTGGGGTGCCAAAAGTGTCCACCAAAATTCTTCTGAGTAGGTCCCTGTCCTGAATAAAATTTAATTTCTCCACATTGCTCTTTATCTTCACGTAGGAGAGGTCCAATCTGATCAAAGTCTCCTCGATTTCCGACTCGGTGAATTCCCTGTAGAGAGAGCAACCTAACTCAGATTTGTTAACAGCACTAGCCCAAATGTATTGGTCTCCAAACTGGGGCATTACCACAACCGGTAGTCCATTCTTTAACGCAGCGTGTACCGTCCCGCTGCCACCGTGGCAGACCAGTAAATGCACCAATGGGGCAACCTTAGTGTAGTCAAGGGTCGTCACTATCAAATAATCTTGGGGTTCCGAGTCCAGTTGACTTTCACACAACTTTGCCATCTGAGTTGGATCGAACTTATATGAGTTTATGATTAAACTCCAGCCTAACTTTATCAGATACTTTGCTGCTCGCAAAAGCGTTAGAGCAGTTTCTGGAGTCGTGATCGACCCCATGGTGAGTATTGCCTTCCTCTTTTTGTCACGGTCAATGAAGTTCATTAATTCTACAGGAGTGGTGACTCTGAGTGAGTTCAACTCATGACCAACATAGTGGCAGGTATCTTTTATGGTGTAAGTTAAGCCCTCTAGTACACACGGCTCAAATGTACATATGACCCCTCGATAGTCTGTCTTCTTGGTTTCTAGACTCTTGTCTCTAAGAGTTCTGGCATTCTTTAAGTCTATATTGGTTAAGTGGGCGTTCTTCAGGGCATGTCCCACTTCCCCGAATATTATATCCATATTTGAGAACAGCTCTTTGCCGTCATCTAGAATGGGTACCATTGGAAAAGGCATGAACACCCAGGTGGGGCAAGAGTATTTTTGCATTAATTGTAATTTCATAGGGGTTATCTCGGATGTGAGTAAACCAACTACGTTGTGCAGGTCCAATTCCAATATTGACAGCACACCTTTTGACAAATCTTTGTAATGTCTGGTGCCAGATTCGACATTTTTCAAGGGATTGTTTAAAATCCTATTTGCTTGTTCAGTTAGGTATTTGGAATTGGTAGGCATGGGAACAATGTGGTCCGCCCCTATTTGATTTCCTAAGTCATAATGGGTGCAAAGGATTACTTCAAGACCCATTTGTTTTAGTATTGGTACTGCCGGTGTGTATGGCATGATGTCTCCTGTTGACCCGATAGTGATTATGAGGATTTTGGGTTTTGGAGCGTCGTTAATCCTCTTCACCAGGGGGATCAAGTTCAAGTGCAATGGTATATGTGTGGACAACCTGGTGGTACCTTCAAGCATATTCCAGTGTGCCGTTGCATTGGACTCAGATGCTAGTTTGAATCCTGAGGTCTTGTAAAGTTCAGGGTCACTGGCTATGGCTTCCTCGAGAGAATCATACATTTTTTCATTCATTCGGTTCACTTTGTAATTGGACCTCACCACCTCTTGTACGGTTAAGTCTAGTAAACACCTAGTGGCCTCTACTAACGTCTTATTATCCAGCGTGCTGGAGAACGCTTCTGTACTCTCTTTACTTTCGAATGCTAATATAGACTTAGCGTGTTTTGTGATAAACAGGCTCAAAAACATAGTGATTTTAAACGAGTTGACTATTGACCTATTGATATCCCTAGATATTGCTTTAACTGCCTTGGAAGGGAACTGATCAACCATTAGTTGGATCAGTTCGAACTCGTCTGATGGTAAGACTACGCTGAGGTCGTCCAGAGCCAACTTTAATACCGAGTTGGATTGTTTCCCAAACATTAGGGCGCAGTCAACTATTGTGCTGCCGGACTTACCTTTGGTTCCGGACACCGCTAGGGAATAAGGTGAGGCCTCAAACCAGCCCCATTCCTTAGTCAAATCTCCCGTGATGATCACGCTGGGGTTGAACCAGATCCCTCCATACTCATCTAACACAGACAACTTAACCCATTCTGAGAAATCTACCGGGTGTAACTCAGTGTCTCCCATTTGTGGCCAACGATCTGAGGGTAGACCATGGTGTAGAATTACTCTCATGCCCTTATTAACCCACGATAGTATGCATTCCATCGTTGCTATGTCTAAGTCTTCGTAATTCCAATACGTGTGTGCATACGGCCCTGTTTCTGGGCCTCTCAAGTGCACTGAGTACTCCGTGGTTTTGTAAACCATAGAGCCTATACTATCCCTCATCTTTTCGAAAGGTCCTAAGTTGTCGGCATCTGGGAAATTGAACTCTTGCAGCAGCGGTTGTGCGGCACTGAAAGCCACTTCTAGTGGCTCTTTGACCACTTTACGTTGTGCGGGGGGTTCCCTCTCCATTTGTGAGTACTCAAGTAACGTTCCCAAATTCATGGTCAACTTCACTTTTGCTTCTCCAACTAGGGATTGTATCTCTTGAATTTGTGAGAGGATAGAACCACTGACAAGTGCAGTCTTTAGTTCTTTGCTGTTCAGAATAGCTGCCACAGTGTCTAAATGCTCATTAACTAGCCCAAACAGAGACTCTGAGGCACTTAATAGCAACTTGGTGAGTACTGAACTGTCACTAAGTTTCAGCAAGGCCCTCATAAACATTAGGTACTTGTCTGAAGAGTTGTGGTGGAAGTAGTGAGCCACATAAGCGGTATCCAAGAGTGCAGACACGTCTATGTCTGAATAGTCTTCTATGTAGGTGTCTGTGATAGTGAAAGTTGAGCCTTGCACCCTGACGAAGTTTAAAGCGCTTTCTAATGAGTCATCACCAGTCATGAGTCTCATTCTGGTGAGGTCAAACAATCGGGAATTGACTGTAAACTTCCTCAAGACCCACAATTTCTTGGTTTTGGCCAAGACGTCCAGCTCCAAGGTGAACCAAGGTAAATTCACGGTTATTTCATTAGACCTTTTAAATTGTGAGTTAACATGTTTGTAGATGATGTCTGGTCTAACTTGAACTGTTAGGTGGACCAATTTATGTTCCATCACTGTGGTTATTACCTTCACCACCACGTGCCTGTTGTCATCGAGTGGCCACAATCTGCCTTGGCGGATATGTTGAGGCAACCACGTTCTAACCCCTCTGGTGTAGTTGTCTCCTTTGTAATGTATGATGCCTTTACTGATCATTTGGAAGAAGTTGTTGGGTCCGGCGTCTAAATTTGGTACCCATCCCATGATCTTTGTGACGCCACCATCCAACTTAACTCTCAAGTCTTCCCGAGTCCAGTCACTCAAGTTAATCCCCAACATGAGGTGACCTTCGAAGAACTCTTCCTCATTAGTGATCAGGTTGTGGTTCACTGTTTTTCTGGGTTGGCTGTAGTACTCATCTATCAGGGTCTTAGTGTAGTTCATCGACTCCATCCACCTAGGCTTGTAATGTCTGTGGTTGGCAGGTTTAACTAGTGTAATATGATACTTCCGTTGGTGTCCCGGGATGTGGGACATAGATCCAGCATAACCTATCTGAAAACCGGGTTGCACCTCACCGCAACTGAGAACCATTATGTTCTCCAGAACCTCCTCCACTCCGCTACCAGAGACTGGTGCTCCTGTGACATTAACTGCTAAACTGGGATATTCTGTTTGTAGTAACCCTCTGAACATATCCCTAGTTTTGTGACTCACCCACAAACTCTTTCCCTTTTGACTCACTTCTGCTAATTTTTCCCAGACCAACTGTTCCTTCAACATCTGACCTGTTTGCGTATTCAGGTCCAAGTGCTTTGATAGTGGTAGCAAGGTGCCTTCCACTTCCTCCACGCCCTTCAAGGTTTGGTCCATTAAACTAATGGTTTCCAGTATGTGGTTTGATATGTTCTCTTCTTTTATGTCCCACTCGAACAGCAACCCATCTACTCCAAATAGCTGCCACTTATTTGAAATCCAGCCCCTGTATTTACAAAGTGTGATTTTGTGACTCATCACAGTCTGCCAATCAAAGGGGTTTAGTTTGAGTTGATTAACTCTAGCTACCCTGGCTAAGAATTGTTTTGACAGTATGTTTTGTCTGGCACAGTAGTCTTGGTTTGTTATCAAACAGAATATTAAATTGGGTAACCATGATAACCTTTCCATTGATAACTTCCAGGTCAAATCTGTGCTGCTGCTGAGGAAGTCCAGCCAATTACCAAATCTTATGCCAGAATCCCCACCTTCGGGGAATCCGAACCAATCCATAAATCGCTGTAATATTGTGTTAGCTGGGCCCACCATTGAAACTCTCCGCTTCATCAGATCTTTCATTTGACTACCGATCTGCAATGTGGAATCACCCACTGTGATGAGCAAACCGCACATGAGAGGACAGCCTGCCCTCTTTTTTACTTTTATCAAAGTTCTTTCCATGTGGAACTCAAAAGTGCTATCATTGTTACTCACCAGATCAGCGATCAAAGAGAGGGCTCTAATTTTTATGGCCGCAGCGACAGAGACGTAACACTTTTTCCCCACGTCCCCATAGGAAGGAATTGGGGTCTCTACGTCCAAATTGTTCATAACGGTATTTTCCACCCCCGGGAGGGTCGAGCTCACGTGTACTGTGCCGCCGGTGTTAGTTATGTTGGCCACGACTACCCCCAACTTCTTACATGTCATAATGGTGGATGCACCTGTCCTCGACATGGTGATGCTACACCCATTTTGAAACAAGTCCATTTCGTTGACCTTACTCATAGTTTCATCACTCATCAGATGCATAGTTCTAAGGGTTAGTTTGGTCCCTTCACTCATAGCACCCCCATAGGCGTTGAGGAAATCCTTTAAGTTGGTCACATCTTTTTTGTGGTAACCCATGGCCACGACTTGGATATTTGATTTACCTCTAAAGCAAGCTGAGTTGAGGTAATCTGGCTCTCCATTCAGATTCCAATTACCGTATTCTGGTCTCAATAACACCAGAACGCAATCCACTTCTTTTCCTTGGAAAGAGTGAGTTTTTTCAATCTCTGGTTGATTTTTACCGTACAACGGTTTCACTACACTTGCTAACTCACTTTGTTTCCACTTTTCGCTTAATAAGTTTTTGTTGCTGCCGTATGGAGTGACAATGGCCTGGGGTTTGTGGCAAACTATGACTTTAGTCAACCCAACCCAGTCATTCAATCCCAAGTTAGTGATGCCAAAAGCGGTAGTATGGCTAGCTTCCGTTTTTAACCCTGGTTCCAACACAACTAGTTCTTTTGCTGCCGGTAACCCTATTCTTCGAGTGTGTAACCATTTCTCTACCCTATTCTTTTTACATAAGTCAAGTAGATTATCTACTGACCTCACTCCGGGGGTGTTGCTCATATCTTTCCTTTTGATCTGGCTAGTAGCTCCAAATAACTTTATTTCTTGCCATTCATGGGATAGGAGTCTCAAGCAGTCAGTGTAATCTATTAAAGTGGCTTCGTCGCAAATTAAGCGCTTGTATTTGGTCAGATCTAAAAAGTTAGTTTTTTCTATTGAAAAAACATCCACTCCGGCTAACACCTTAGACTTCAGCACGGCCACAGCGTTGCTAGTTTGTGCTACAACCAAATCTCCGGGAATAGCCAATTCAGATATTCTGGTAGATTTTCCACTACCTCCAACACCTACAACCCCATCTATGCGTTCTCTAATAGCTTGTATGTCCGGGTACTTGACTATACTCATTAGGCCAATTAACTTGATTAGAGCACTACCAGAGCTGATCTTGGGTACTAACATCTCTGCCTTGGTGTAAGTTTTGACACTAATGTCTAGAGTCACCCATTTTGCGCTCACATCCGTGACCAACACTCTCAAGAATCGCGAATCTACGACCATGTACAAGTAGTCGAACCTCTTTATCTTCAGCGTCTCCAACTCATCTTTACTCAACCTGGAGAATCTTTCAAAAGGTTGCAATGTAACTAACCTGTTAGTCACCAACTTATTCTTTATGTTCTTTTTGTCATAATAGTTCTTGACTTCTATTATTTGCCTGACACATTCTAATTTCAGATGTTTTGCCAATTCCACCGTGCTATTTGGGAATTCTGTTGGCTTGTTGTAATTTTCCCGATATAAAGCGCTACTTCTTGCTTCCGCCTGGTCCAATTCCAACAGTCTAAGAATTGACTGGTCCGATTCTGAGCAAGTAAGTCGGAATTTGCCGCTTTGGGGAAGGTTTACTGGGCTGTTCTGAAATACGGTGGAATCTTCAGTTTTGACTAGGATTGGCCAAGTTTTGTCTGTCAAACTAAGCTCCCCCAGCATCAAATCGTTTAGAGTGTACTCCACAATTAATAATTCTTCCTTTGTCATGTCATCAGCTAAGCTGAGTTGGTCGTCTTTCTTTCCCATGGCCGCTAACAATTGCAGCCTGTACTGCCTTTCCTCAAACCAATTGTAAGCCAAGTACATACTATCCTCCTTAATCATTTTAATTCTTCCTGTCATCCAATGGCCGTCAGAGTCATCCATCCCAGGTATTAAAATCATAACGTGATAAACGTCACTATTAAGGTTGACTCTAAAGAAATAACTCTGATTGGGGGACACAATGCAGAGATTTAAATTCTCGAAAGTCGCTATTTCTTGGAGGTTAAAACTGGTGAAATTGTCCGTGTTGCCAACTAACTCCCGGTATTGTTCTAACCCTAGTCTGGTGCCGGTAGTTTTCTTGTACGCATCGTAACCACATGAATTCACATCTGTGTTTGGTGAGTCTTCTGTCATCACTATTTCATAATCATGTTGCTGCAGCCAAGTGATCCCCATCAGCAAGTGTGGCTTTATGTAGGTGAATTCTGTGTTTCCGTGGTTGAGGGCTGTCTCAAATGCCATCCTGTTTGCCACGTGCTGTAGGTAGTGGAAACCCAACTTGTTACTTAGGTGCGATGTGAATTTAGCGAAGTCCATGTCAGCCTGATCTCTGACAGACTGCAAGTCATTTAACAGATTATTCTTGGTTTTCCAATTGCCTCTGTTAACTGATTCCCATTCTGGTTGATCACTTTGTTGATGGTTAAGCTTAGGTACGTTTGTCATTGAGTCTAAATTTTTCAAACCTGGGTCTTTTGATTGACCCTGAACATTGTCAGAGAAATTTACCTTAGGTGGTAGTTTTACTTGAGGCATCTCTCTAGGTATCCGCTGATTGGTTCCAAGGTCTCTGATTAATTCAGTTACTTTTTCTTTCCGAAACGTTTTTCTGTTTTCTTTAAGTTTCTGGTCCAACAAACCTGGCACAAGTAGATAATCTACCAACTCAACCTTGACTTCTTTAACTTCGGGACTGCAACATACACAAAGACCTTGGGTACCCGAAGCCTGTGTGGTGCCACAACAAGTGCACAATTCCTCTTCTGTCACTTCATGGGTGCACCAGGCACGATGGTGGTGGCAGTCAGGTGGTTGTGACGCTACTTTGAAAGAGCTCAAATTTCTTAAATTTAACTCTTGCAACTGACTCGAGTCTACTTTGCTGACTACCCTTAACAAACCATCCCACTGGTTCAACATCTCTGTGTTCAAAAAGAAGCTCAACATGTCAACCTGTTGAATCAATTTAGCCATCGTGGAATCATCCAACCCCAACATACATTGGACACAATCCACAAAGCCAGTGATTAAGGATTTTAATCCCACTTCGTTGAACTTCACCAATAAACTGGCAGCCGGTCCTGACCAGTCCAACAGTTTTTGGAACCTGTTACTCCAGTTCAGTTGACTGTGTTTCAAACCCATCGTGACCCTTGATAGTATGACGTGCAGGTCTATTTGATCTGGTGTCAAAGAGAAGAATCTAACTGTCCTGCCTTTAACTATGTGTCTAGTCATGGCAGTGCCGACAGCATACTGCCTCAGAGTCTCATGACTCAGAGTCCCTGTCAAGTTTCTCAGACAAAGTAAATTAAATAACTTTTGATTGAACTCAAATTTAGTGGGGGCGACATCTGAGCCAACCCATGTGTCCCACAGTTGTATGACGCTAGGTACTTTGAGTTCCATAGCACAACTGTCTACCAATTTTTGAGTTGCTCTGTGGACCGACTCGTTGAACCCAAACGGGCCTAACACGCACTTGATTTCAAAGTAATTAGTTTTCTTTAATAATACGTTCACGTAACTCCCTTCTGGTGTGGTAATTACGTCGTAATTACTTAAAACCTCGGACAACTTAGAATCTGTGATGATTGGGTCAACATTATCCCCCACAAAAATCTCAGTTGTCTGGGATCCCACGTGGAAACGACCTGAGCCGTCAGGCCAATGAGCCTTCCCGTTGACAACTTGCTTCTTTGGGTGTATGTAGTAAACCCCGTTCTGTTTTGAGGCTAAGTTGAGTAAGTCTTCACAATCCATCCAATGTCCGGCCATGCCCAGCACCCTTATAGGTCTGGTTAATTCTGAGTCGTATATACTGCTGGATGCTGTTAGTAGTTGTGAGCTGTGGTTGTTCACATTCTTCTCTTCTGGACCTATGTTACCCAGGACGATGAACTCGGCATCCTTGGGGTATTTTGAGTAAATCCAACTCAAAGCACACTGGTGCTCAGCTACTATCATGGGGTGTGAGCTGATCAATCCAGGGTCCTTGGACAGCAACTGATTTGGGAAAGCTCTCCTGAGAGCCACTTCTTCATCTTTGGTGACATCAACCCCCACCTTTACAACTCGTTTGATTCTGTGCGTTAGGTACTGTTTAGTGACGTCAAGGTCATGGGTTTTCAGTTCGTCTTGAATCTCAGGTTTTAAGTCTGCATAGACGTCTCCAAAGCCCATCTTTAGTAATTCCTCTATTTGGCCCCTTAGTTTGGTGAACAAACAATTGCACATAGACAACGTGTTTTTTGTGGAACTCAACTCGTAGTTCACGGTATCATTCAGATGGCCTCCACAGAGACCACAAACCCAATTGTCATCTTGGTCCCAACACCGGTCGTCATAATATTTGTCTGCCATCTTGAGTACTTGGTTCCAGGGTTTACACTCTAAAGCAGTTCCCATACTGGCTGGTTTTTTAACCGGGTGACCATCAATGCTGTTGAGGACATTGATAGCATTGCAATAACTGCAAATCTTCACAGGGGCGTTTCTGCTGGGTTCGGTGTGTATCAAGCTCAAGTGTATGCTTTCAGACACCCTGCTGAATTTGTACGGCCGGTTATTACTCGCTGATTTAACCATGTTAATTAACCCACCTTCCTTCTCTACTAGTTGCAGTAATTTGTCCATTAACCGTTCCCCAAATTTACCCGTTGGTGTGTAGAACTCTGGACTCAGTTCTTCTCTGAGCCTAGTTGGATCTCCACTAAATATATACTGCACTTTTGATTCAAGACTTAGAGGTTGGGGTGTCGAGTGTGACAAAGTGAACAATTCACTCGGTTTCTTTGCCCATTCCTGGTCGTGTAGATCTGTCTTTAAAGTACCTGAGGAGTATTTGTGGAATATCTTCAGTATTTCTTTAACATTGACACGTTTTTTGTCCAGACAGCCTTTCATACCCATCAAGTCCTCTTTGACTGCCTGCATGTCTAACCTGCGTGCCTTCACACTGGCGTAGTACCCGTTTTCCATCCTCCACTCTGGACATCTTCTACGGATTGAACCCCATGTCCCAACGGGCACGTTGGAATTACGGTTGATAGTAAAGTTGTCATGCTTTACAAACCACCCCCTTCTACTTGCATTACTGCAAATGTTGGGTCGATGATTCCACAAGTCTTCAATATTTTTTACTTCTAGATCTCTTTTACGAGATCTTAGTAAGTTTTTCTTGAAGGAAAGGTGTGTATGAGTTTTACGCTGTGTCTGCAATGGAAGGCACTGGGATGGTTT